TAGCCCCCGCATTACGCTGGTCAATCATCATCGCACCATTGATGATGCGGTTCTTGAACATTGCATTGCCAGACGCTGCGATTGCTGTCAGCTCAGAGTTCTTAGGCTGAAATGCCGCATCAGCTTGCGCTTGCGTATAAGTGTTGGCAATGTCGAATGTGCTGAACGCAAACACACCAAGCTCGTCATTCAAAGCAGCAGCAGTGCCAAGCACAACACTATTGCCAGTTGTTGCTGTGTAGTCTGCTGCGTCCATCACCGCACCGTTCAGGGTGACGATGATTGAGCCAGCGGTATAACTCAGTGTCAGGCTGTTTGCATCAGTGCCTGTAAAAGTAGTTTGACCAGCAGTTGCAATGTACTTGTACTTGACCAAGATGGCCTGCGAAGCAGCAGACGCTGCAATCCAAGTGCCACCGTCATATACATACATGCCTTTGTCATCAGCAACAATTGTTCCGTTGTTGAAGTACAAAGCACCAGCGGTAAGTGCGTTGCCATCGTTATCGAGCGTTGGGGCTGACGACTTAGAGCCAAGGTAGCGATCATCGAAATTGTCAAGTGATGCGGCAGCGGCAGCAGCCGAAGCAGCAGCATTTGTCTCACTTGTCGCAGCAGCAGAAGCACTGCTGCTTGCGTTGCTGGCGCTTGTGGATGCGGCAGATGCACTGCTGGCTGCATTGGTAGCACTTGTTGAAGCAGCAGATGCGCTGCTCGATGCGCTTGAGGCACTTGTTGCTGCCGCAGATGCGCTTGTTGCAGCAGCATCAGCGTTCTCTTCAGCATTCTGAATATCGACAATGTTTGCAGCAACAGTGCTTACATCAGCAATGGCAGCAGCAACAGTGCTTACATCAGCAATGTCACCAGCTACTGTGTTGATGTTGGTCGCGTTACCTGCCACGCTAGTCACGTTGGCAGCGATGCCCGCAACAGTGGTGACGTTTGCGGCGATACCGGCAACGGTGGTGACATTCGAGTCGATAGCAGCCACTGCTGTAATGTCAGCCTCGATACCAGCCAATGTGTCGATGTTGTCTGCGCTGTCAGCAAGACGAAGGATGTCAGCGATCAGCGCATCAGCATCTTCGGTGCTGGTCACTGGCAGCTTGGCAGAGCGATCAATCGCATCCTGCTGCTGCTGGGCAACCATAGTCAAACGGTCCAGAGCACGCTCATGGGTCTCAGCGGGGAACGGATCGCCCGTGATGTAGTCAACCTCTTGAGTGATTGTGACAGCACGATAGATCACCACGCGCTGACCCGACAGTGGGGCCACGCTCAGAGTAACCGTACCACCAGCGTCCTCATCTGCACCTGTGACGGTGTAGTTGGTGTTGAGTGTGAGTGTGGTCTCAGTGCCATCTGCTGCAACCTTGATGACAACCAAGTCAGCATTTGTGAGGAAGCGGTAGGGGAAGCTGAACGCGGTGGTTGCCCCGTTACCGTTGTATGAGATTCGAGATGCTGTGGTGCTGATTGTCATCGTCAGTCCTCAATTAGCGAGGTTGTGTGAAGAATGGCGTTTGCTCGGGCTGTTGCTCGTAAGTCGGAGCAACAAGATTCTGAGCGTTCACCAGATTTGATTGTACAAGCCATGCGTGGATTTGACGAGCTTGTGCTGCCTGTTTTGCAGGGTCTGTCACTTTTTCGAGCAACATGGCCAGTTTTTGTGGGTCATTGGCTGCTTCGATCAGTAACTTTTGTGCGCTTTGTGTTGGCAACTTGGTCATCACGGTCTCGGCCAAACGTGCGCCCGCACCGTGAATGATCAGGGATGGGCTGGCCGAGCCTGCGGCCTTGGCAGCCTGCCCTGCAATGGCTGAACCCATCATTCGACTTATCGTCACCATGGCCGCATCGGTCAGATCGCTCTTGATGTCAATGGCCGTACCAGACTGCTGTGAGCGAGTGATTGCTTCAGCCGTGTCGAACATCTTCTTGAGGTTTGCCACATGCTTGGCATCCACCACACCAGCGTCTTGCATGACTTGGATCGGTGATTTCTGACCGGGCACTGACGGCACGAACAGCAGACTCTTAGTCTGTGCGATGTTCAAGACGCCATTCTTGTCTGTACCGCGACGAATCGCAGCATCGTAGACCGAAGCGCGGAAGCCATCCAGTGCCTCTGCGGGCTTGAGGCCCGGCACACCACCACGGGGCGTATAGCCCGCTTTGGCGATGTTGATGAGGTTGGTCAACTGCTGCTCTTGGTTCGTCGAAATAAGGGCCTTGCTGGCCATTTCCACGGGGTCTGAGGCAAGCATGCGGCCGTAGGCTTTTTGCTTGTCGATCACATCGATCTGACCCTTGGCCAAACTCTCCATGCGGCGGGCTGCCTGCTCAGAGGTCACAGCGAGGGTCAAGTCATTCTTGATCTCAGGGAAGCGCTTCATCAAGATTTCATTGTCCTTGATGAACTTGCTCACGCGAGTTGGGTCCACCTTACCGGTCAGTGGGTTCACTGTGTCGGATGCGGCCAATCGAATGATGCGCTCTTGGGCATCGAGCATGTTGCGCACGTTGGTGTCGTCGGCCAAACCACGGGTCACCATGAATCGGGTGGCTGTTTCCAGCTCCTCGAGTTGGATCGCACCAGCTTCTTTGCCGGTGGCCAGTGCTTTGCGCAAAGTCAGCTCAGGGGCCATGCGGTCACCGTAGCGACCAGATGCCATCACCTTACCAGCGAAGCTGCGGGTGAAGGTGTCATTGAACTCACGCGAGAAGGTGCGGGCAGCATCGTAAGCAGTGTCACCGGCTTGCACGAATGCCTTGTCCATGTCATCGAGCACAGACTCAGCGAGGTCGCTGTAAATCTTGGCCTGACCAAACTCACCGGCATTTGTGGATGTGCGAGACAAGTCAAGCAGTTCGCTGCGCAGCTGGCGCATCTCTTTGACTGTGGTGCCCACCACCTCGGGTACAGCGCCTGCGCGAGTCATGTTCTCTGGCAGGATGATCAGCGACTGCGTGGCTTCTTTGGGGGCGCTGACGCGGGTCAAGAACTGCTGCACGATGGTTGGCAGCTTTTGGTTGCGCACCTCGGGCAACAGCTCGGCGACCTTCTCGTCAAATGTGCTTTGCAGGTTTTCAAAGCCGACTTTGCGAGTCCCGTCAACCTTGTTCCACAATTCCTTCTCAGCCGCACGCGAGTCGCTGATCGACTTGCTCAGGGCATCACGGGCGATCACGCTCAACTGAGCGCGGGCCTCTGGGGTGTCTGTGGTGATCTTGGCAGCTGCCTTCTGGGCGTCTTGCAACGCGCCGTCCATGCGGGCTGTGATCAGGTTGCGGAAGTACACCGTGCGTGCCTGAGCCGCCGCAGCCAGTGCAGCAGGATCGCCAGTGTTGCTCAACAAGGTAATCTGGCCACGAATAGCATCGAGGCCGTCACGAGCCTTCTGCTGGGACTCAGCGCCGAACTGGGCGCTGGACTTGGCCAGCCAATCCTCGAGAGCACCAAGGGCCATACTGCCTGTTTTTTGAGCAGCTGTGAGCTTGTCGCTACCGACAATACCCTGCTCACGCAGAATGCGGGCGATGATGACCGGGTCTTCACCTGTCACTTTGAATAGCTCTTGTAAGGTCTTGGCAGCGGCTGTTTGACGACCACCCTCACTGAATGACTCAAGACCACGCTTGGCCATGCTGCCCACATAGGTGGCGGCGTCCATGGTCAGGCGAGTTGGGTTGAACATGCCACCAAGGGTTTCAGCTGTGACACGGATGCCAGCTTTACCGGGTGCGCCAGCCTCAGCCAATGCAGCACCACCACCTGCCGAAATGGCAGATGTGGCCTCAGCCAGACCAAACTTGATCGGGCTTGCCTTGGCCGTGTCGATGATGGTGTTCATCAAATTGCCGACCATGCTCTCACCGAAGCGGTAGCCTGCGCGGGCAGCAGCGTATGGACCAGCAGCAAATGCGGCTGCGCCACCAACGGCTTCACCGAAGTAGCCAGCTGGGCGAAGACCGGGTTCGAGGTTCTCAACAGGTTGAATGCCAAAGCCAGAGGCTGCGGTTTCACCAGCATACGCACCATAAGCAGCACCAGCGAGACCGCCGATAACTGGACCGGCAGGGCCAACAACGGGGGCGGCCATCATACCCAGACCAGCACCTGTCATTGCGCCACCGACTACACCGGCGCTGACCAAACCACCACGGAAGGCTTGTTCACTGGCAGCGCCAACTAGCTCACCACTCGTTGGCTTCTTTGGGCCGACAGGTGTGCCGAACTGGGAGAAGTCGACACCCGCGTTGGCGTCTTTACGAATTGGGTCACCGTACTTGGAAAAATCCGTGTCCGGTGTTGCCATCCCTCTCAGTTCAATGCGCTTTGGATCAGCCATGCTTACCTCTTCGTAAATTCGTTACCGGAAGGGTCCATGAATCGAGTACCCGGAGCCAACCGTTGCGCGTCTTCAGGAGTCTTGACCATTACGGGCAGACCCAACTTTTGACGGAATTGTGTGATAGCTGTGATGTTATCAGTTGCACGCTTGCGTTCTTCCAAACTGACCTGCGATGTCAATGTTTGTTGTGCGTCATTCAAGCGATCTTGCAGGGATTGGTTGATACCGATCAACCTGCCCTCATAAGACTCAACGCTTCGGAAAATCTCTGGGCCAAGATTGATCTCTTTCTCAATCGCCTTGCGCTCACCCTCTGCGAACTTCGGGTTGTTTTGCAACACGCGAACCAGATCACGGGAAGCGTTCTCGACGTAGACACGATCAGCATCGGCTTGACGGGTTTCTTCTGCGCCAAATATCGATGTGGCAGCCGCTGGACCAACGCCAGGCACAGACTGAACTGCGGAGCGTGCGGTGGCCACGGGGCCTACGATATTGGCACGACGATCCCAAATGCTTCGTTGGTCGCTAGGGTTCGATGGGATTGGTTGACCACCGCCAGCTTGTACTGGGGCGACACTAGATGCTGCGGGTGCTGCACCACCGCCACCACCCGGCATTGCTGGGGCAGCGGGAGCTGCTGGGCGAGGAGCACCACCGCCAGCCACACCACCGCCACCAAAGCGTGCACCACGCTGCATGGCTTGCTGGATGAATGGTGGGATTGCAGGCGTGATCTTTGTGATCAGGCCGGTCACAGGGTCCGACTTCTCGATTGGCTTGTATGCCTCGTTGTAAGACACCTCGAAGTTCAAGCGCTCTTCTGGGGTCATCATGCCATTGGCATAGCGAGTTGCGTTGTCTGTGATGTAGTTGAGAGCACGGCCCTGCAAACTATCACCAAACTGACCTTTGACGCCAATGATGTCGGAGACCTGTGCCTGCGAGGCTGGCTTGCCTTGAACCAATTCAAGCTGGATGATTTCATCAGCCACTGTCATGTCCTTCTTGGCTGGCAACATGCGCACCTTGATCTGCTCTTCTGGTGTCAAGTTGCGACCCAGCGCCATGGTGTACTTGGCCACGTTCTGGTTTTGACGAGCAATGTCTTGTTCTTTCTTGTAAGTGCCCACGGCAATGTTCATGGAGAACTGACGACCTGCATCTGCGGTGAGCAGTGGGGCAATGGTCGGGTCTGACATGAGCGCTTTGGCGCTGTCGTACTGGCTGCTCTGGATCAAGCTGTTGACAGCGTTTGTGGCGATCTGTGAACGGCCAGATTCACGGTACTGGTCCATCAAATCTTTGGGGATCGAGCCATCAAACTGGCTCAGGTCTGAGTCGAACTGAGACAGCGCATTGATGTATTGATCAGGGGCCATGCCCGCAGTCAAAGCCAATGCGTTGGCAGACTTCTCGATTGATTTACCAATCAGGCTGTGTTGAGCCTTGATCTGGGCACCCATGGCAGACTTGGTGTACTGGCCGATCTGGTTGTCGATTTGTGCGCGAAGTGCTGCACGACTCTCACCAGAACCTGTGTGTTTGGCAACCAACTCATCACCACGTTGGCGCAGAGTTTGTTGATACTTGTCGAGGGTCGACTTAGACGAAATGCTCTCGTCGGACTGTAAAGCCTCGAGGCTGGTGACAGCTTCTTGGTCAAACGTGTTGAGCTTTTGGACTCGGTCGATGGTGCTCTCACGGCGCTGCATGGTTTCACCAATGTCAGCAAGTGTGCGACCAATGTCTTGAGTTGCGCGACCCATAGCCCCACCCATGCTCTCAGTGGTAGCAACGGGTGTTTCAGCGCGTGTTTGTTGTTCGTAGACCGGTAGTTTTGCCATGATTTATCCTCCAACCTTAGCGGCTGCTTTTTCACCTGATTCAAGAAAGTCAGCAGTACCTCTGGCCAAGATGGCGGTAGCTTTGAGCTGAGATGCTTTGTAAGCCGAGTAGCCTTTGTACTCTTCGGCTTTTGCACGCTGCTCACCAGACCAACGTGCGTTAAGTGCGTCAATTTCCACATTGGCAGCCGACTCAACCAACACGTTCAAGGGCGTGCCCTCGAAGGTAATACCTGATTTGGCAACACCTGTGCGAGTCTTGCTGATTTCTTTTTTACCGACTGCGCGGCGGCGGTTTTCCTCTACAACACCCTGAGTGCGGGATGTTGCAGCGTTGTATTGGCCAGCATCATATGCTGCCTTACCTTCTTCTAGAACGCCCTTGGCTTCAAGCCCAGCGCCTCCAAGTTTTAACCAGCTACTCATTATTTCACCCTCGCGTAGAGCACCATGTCACCACCATCTGGGCGGTACTTGCGCATGTAACCCTCGATCTCAAACCCGAGCATCTTCATCCAACGATGACCTGCCTCAAACCCCACGTCGACCATTGACTCAATCCGATCAAAGTCGGACGTGTTCAAGAAGTTGTCAACGTAGCGATGCAGCTCAACGAAATGTCTACCCGCGTTCTTTGAAATCAAAGTCCATGCGATTGCTCGGTTTTTCCACTGCGGTGCGAGACCGGCAATCATCATTACCTCACCATCGTGTTCAAATGTCAACGCCAAACCTTGTTCAGCCAGCTCAGAAAAATCAGTCTCTTCGTTGAGAGATTCTTCATGGTAGGTCTGATTTGATTGGAGAGACAGTCGATGAGTGTCTCCCTTTTCCCAAGGTTTAACGATCATAAGTGAATACCTGCGGCATGACTGCCACAAGTGTACACGGTAGCGGCAGGCGGTGTTGCACTGTGATCTGTGGGGACTGCTGATACTCACCCGGCCAAGGCAGCAACGCGGTGTCACCAGTGAACAATGGGACAGGCTCGTCCATGTTGTTGGTGGTGCGGCGCACATGGTATTCGTCCATGGTGGTCTCATTGGGACCGTACCAAAGACCCGGGCCTGTCTCATGCAGGCGCATCACGATGTTGTTCACGCGCATGGTCTTGCCCTGAGCAACGCCATCAGATGCACCAGCCTCAATAGGCATAGTCTTGACGGTGGCTGTGTAGGGCAGGCCGATGTTGATCACGGACCCCTCATACTGGAGAGTCACCGAACCACCTGTCACAGTCACGTTCGGGTGAACCGCACCGTCCACAAGGACAGCCACTTCCTCACCCTCAAGGTGATCAAGGCCGGAAATCTCGTCGGCCGGCACACCATCGTAGGTGAGACCACAGTCGACAAAATATGCGTACTCATCGGAGTAGTATTTCTCGATGTACTCAATGTAGCGTTTGGTTGTGCCGTCAATGGTGCGCTTGACAATCATCCACAGCACGTCTTGGTCACCATCCCAGTGAGGCAATGCCACCACGGACTCAACAGCGCCACCGATGTCTTGACGATGCCAGCCCACAACCTCTTCGGCACGCTCAAAGGTCAAGCCGATCAACTCACCGTTGACGCAAGGTGCCCAGACGATCTGGTACGGCTCCTGCTGGTATGTCAGATCGACAATACCTGTCTTGGTGATGTGCTCTGCCAAAACGGTCAAGTTTGAGGCAATGTAGGCATCGGTCTGAAAGTTGTAGGTGTACTCGCGCAATTTGCGCCCAGCACGCTGCACAAACAAGATTGAACCAGCCACGCGGATTGGTCGCACCAATGAACTGCTACCGTAGCTTGTCTGAGGCTTGATGAGCACGTCTGTTGGAGTCACAGCGTCATTGAGGTTGGTAGCGCTCAGGGTGAACTCACCGTTGGCTGTACCGATCGACAACACCTTGCCGGGCGACATCCACTCGATGGTGTTCATGTCCTGCGTGTTGATGGTGAAGTTGAGACCATCGTCAGCGCTTGTACCGTACTTGTGGTTTTCGTAGTCGCCTGTCACAGATGCCCAGATTGTCTGAGGGCGTGCGGCAGAGCCTGCAAACCACAAGCGGTCTTCGTAGAACGTCACGCAAGTTGGGTAGCCACGATTGGACGACCAAGAGCCTTCTGACCAGCTTGTTGTGCCAGATGTGGTGGTTGCAGGCAATCTGCTGATCACATCAGCAGTGACCGATGTGGTGCTGCTGTACGCGGTGATCTTGGCATAGCCTGCACCGTCATGACGGAAAATCCAATTGACCACACCGTCACTCTCAGTGCCCTTATAGTGGATCGGTGGTCGAATGCCGGTCGTACCACTGGAGGTGGCTTCATACAAGTTGCCGTCATAGTGACGAAACGCACCAGAGGTCACTGCTTTACCAGCTTCCCAGATGTCGTACTTCGACTCGATGATTTCCTCAAACTGGAAATAGGTGCCCACCATGGCCGACGAGAACAATGCAGCCGAGGCTGTCAATGTGATACCAGTGCCCGTCACAGCAGATGCTGTGATTGTGGTCGTGGTGGTGTTCTGATCGTTGAATGGTGGCCAGTTGAAATCAACAACAGACAGCACCCAGTTTGTTGCAGCATATCGACCGAGCTTGCGAGGGGCATGGTTCGGATGTGAGATGTAGATCACATCAGACGATTGGGCAAAATCTAAATTCTCGAGGTCTGCTTCGCTGTAGGGCGACACAATCTCATAAGGCACGCCACCACTCAACACCGTACCACCCTCAGAGTGGAAGCGGATGTAGTATTCACCAAATTCAATGGCGTAGGCTTGTTGGGTGCTGTACTCAAAGGGTACAAGGCGGGTAAATTTGCTGGAGGTTTTGACCTCGTTGACAAATCGAGTGCCGGGGCGTTTGCGGGCAGGTCCGTAAATCTGCGGCAAAAAGTTGGTCATGGTGTCACAACCGTTTTTGTACTTGTCGATGTCAGCACGACCCTTCAACTGGGGTGACAGTTCACCCGCGTTGAATGAGTTTTGCATCGGTGAGGCTTTAGCCATCTCAATACCTCACGTTGATCCACTCGTCTTCTTCAAACATCACAGGTGGGTTTTCTTGCCCATCTGCACGTTTTGCACGAGTGATGCTGTCATCATATTCATTCCACAAATCAGCCTTCTTTGAGTTGCTCTGTGTCAGTGCTTCGCAAATCTCAAAAGCGAGGCGCGTGGCCACCGTGTCAACAAACAGAGCATCAAACTCGTTCGGGTCGGTGACTTTGCGGGTGTATCGAATGTAGAGTGCGTCTTCATTGGCCATGATGTGGCCAGATTCGACTTGGTACTCAGCTGTAGACATATCGCGGACTTCCAAGAGTCGCAAACTGTCAGCAGGGAGTGGAAATTTATATGTGAAACCCCATGCAGGAGTGTCACTGCTCGGCGCTAACACAGAGCGCTTGACGGCAAAATTCCAAGGATGATCACGCAGGACTTGATCACGAATGATGGCCCAATTGCGCAGGCAAAGGTTTGCCGCCTTGGTTCCGTCTTCGAGGCTGGTAATGGGGCCATGACCCAGCTTGTCGAGGGATTTGTTACAAATGTCAACTACTGATGGCATACATCACCTAAAAATGAAGAACAAGGGGCCGAAGCCCCTTGTCCAGTTTTCCCTAATTAGGGAGCCGAGAAGTACAGATCAACAACTGCTGTACCAGAGCTTGGAAGAGCTGCAGTACCGACAGTCAAGATCACTGTTTCTTCAGCGGTGAGAGCGCTGTCATCAGCAGCAGTCGACACACCAAACAATGTTGGAGCGGCGGCTGTGAACACAGCAGCAGCACGATACTTGCCAGCAGAAGCAGCAGTACCGATAGCCACAGTGGCAGATGCACCCAAGGTCGCAGAAGCGTTGATCACACCGTAAGCGAAGGCGTGGCCAGCAGGGACCTTTGCCAACACGATGGTGTCACCAGATGCTTGAGAAGCCAAGGTGAAGCTGGCGCGGAAGCGGCGCAGACGGCCACCGACAACGCCACCGTTTGCCATGGTAGTAGGGATGGTCGATTGACCAGTGATTTCATTTGCGTATGTTTCAGCCATGATTTATTCCCTTATTACTCAGAGCACAAGATTTCGACAACCTTCTTCTCTTCGGTACGTGTGGCACCAAAGGTACCCTTGACGTACACCTGAGTGGCGTAGGATTTGTCAGCGCGTTGGTCGATCTTGGAGTTGATGTCGTTCCACATACCGAGGTGGATACCAGACTTAGCCCAAGCGATAACACGGCGGTCATCGGAGCCGTCAACACCGAGCAACTCAGTGTGGATGAACTTGAAGCCCATGAATGTGTCAACTTGACCTTGCACCAATGCTTTCACGGTGTTGTAGTCAGAAGAAGTCACTTCAGTGGTGCCCAACAAGTCGTCCAACTGCTTTGCAGTCACGGCGATGTACAAGGGGTCCATTTCCACGTCCACTTCGTTTGCCAACAAGATTTTCTTGGCAGAACGCAGCTTGGCAACAGTCAAACCAGTGGGTGTACCACCGACAGTGACTTGCTGAGTAGCTGTAGGGAATGTTGTGCTGGTTGTACCGTTCTCACCTGTCTTCGCTGTGCCCAAGGCAGCAGAGATGATCAGTTGGTCCATGGCACGACCCAATGCGTAAGCACCGTTGATTGCGTATGGGCTGGTCGGATCGATCAGCATGCGCAATTTGTCTTGGTCGTCGATCAAGTCAGCCCACTCATAGTCAGTTGGGAAAACCCAACGAGCATCGTGAGGAGTCGAGATCAAAGGAGTGTCGCTGTGGCGGCTTGTGCGGGCTTGGGCGGTTACAGAACCGATTTGCTCGACAGCTTTGGCGGCCTTACCAGTGTAAGAACCCACAGAAACACAGTCGCGCAGCTTAGAGCCGCGCTGTTGCAACAGCAAACCGACGTTGGTCGAATACTGCTGCACGAATGCAGTAGAAATTTGGTCACTCATGGTGAATACTCCAAAAAAGTTGAATCAAAAATCGGGCGGTTGATTCGACTTATCCACCAATAGCGGGGCCGAGGTTGCCATTCGACTCGTGGTTGGTTGTCCCCTTGATAGAGGGCCGACCCGGTGGACGTTTGGTTGGTGAGTCCGATAACTTCTCACCGATTTGCGCGGAGTCTAGCACATATTTTTCCAAATGTGTGCAAACTTTCACAATGTGGTCAGGTTCCCCAAGCCCCACACGGGTGGCTTGGGGAAGCACAGCTTCAAGAATCCGCAAGCGGACTTCATGAACATCAGCCATGTGCGAATCCCATCAGGCGCTGCATCTTGGCGACAGCATCTTTGTTGCCGCTCAGATACTCACCCATGAAGTTCTTGTCCATCTTGAGGTCAGCGATCTGTTGCTTGGCAGCAGCAGGTGTGAGACCAAAGGTGGTGTTGCCCGAGCGGTTGCCGTCAGCGAATGAGTCTTCACCCATCTTAGAGCCAACAGCAGCGAACAATTTCAGCATTTCAGCTGTGCCCATCTTGCTCTCAAGAGCGTTGAGCTTCTCAGCGTCATAGCCCAAGGCTGCCACCGCACGTTTGCCTGAGTCGATCTGGGCTTCGTAGCCTTGACCCCACTCTTTTTGCAAGTCTGCGATTTCGCGCTCTGAGCTGGCCTGAGCTTCTTGCTGCATTGCTTGCATGCGCGTGGAAGTCATTTCGTTCCATGCATCAAACAGCGTTGCGGCTTGTTTGTCGGTCAAACCTGTCTTGTGAGCGTTTTGCTTGAACCATTCGGACAGTTCAGCATCACCACCATCAGGCACTTTGAGACCGTATTTGTCGGGCGACTCTGGGCGGCCCAACTTGTTGTAGAACGCGTCAAGCGCTGTTGCGTCAGCATCAGCACCGGGCAGTTCCAAAAGATTTTTGCTACCACCGGCAAACTTTTCCAAGTTGCGATAGCTGTTCAAAATATCGGGAACACCTTGCCAGCCTTTGTTGCTGACATAGGCATTGGTGTCTTCGTCAAAACCAGCGTTCCATGGGGATGGATTGCCAGCACCGTTCGCAGCGCCAGCATTGGCACTACCGTTATCGCCCGGTTGGGCGGCAGCAGCTTCACTCATTAGGATATTCCTCGATTAAGGTGTACACATCCTCTTCGGTGAGTTGAAGGTGGGCCTGAATGCGGCACCACACCTCGCGTCGACCTTCGAGGAGGTACGTTGCTTGGACATTGTTGATGTCTGCGGTGGGTATGTTGGCCCGGCAGAATCTCCGAAGGTCGGCCAAGACTTTACGGCCTTCTGGATTGTTGAACGCCGCCTTGTAGGCGCGGCGTCGAATCAGGGTCATTGGATTGATTGTCAATTACTGTCCTTGAAGCAACTGGTTGGCTTGAGCAGCGTCCTTCATCGCACCAGCCAGCGGCTGGGCAGCTTGGACCATGGCGGCATCGGCTTCGGCCTGCGCACGCTGTGCGCGAATCTCTGCAACAGCGTCTGGGCTGCGCAGGATAGGCGTTGGCACACCAGAAACCTCTGCGGTCAATCGTGCGAGTTGGTCCTTGTCGAACACGTCCAGCACAGTTGGGTCCATCTGAGCAAATGGGGCCAACAGCTCCATTGTGCGCTGCACACCCACCAATTCTTCGGCGCGTTGCATGCGGCTCATTGGCGAGTCGTAGGTAATCTCGTAATCACCACCGGCATCGATCAAAATCTGCGGCATGGGTGGCAATTTGCCATGGAATGCCAGCAAATCAAGCTCACGCTCGATCAACGGACCAAGAGATTCGGACTGCTGGCGGCCCATGGTGGGAGTCAGCAACATGCCCTTCTCCTGAGCACGAATCAACGCCTCAGTCGCGGTCATGCGCGGTGTGTCCACCAAGATTTGGAACAGGGTCACCAAGAATGCGTCATCGATGCTGTCGCGGCGCTGTTGCATCTTGTTTTCGTTGATGTCAACGCGGGCACCAGTACCAAACGGCTGCATCATGGCCTGACCGTTGCGGTTCACACCACCCACGTTCAAACCACCGGGACGCATGTTCACGGTCATGGAACCACCACCCAAGATGCCGTCATCATGCAGCAAGATCGGGGGATCGATGAGCTTGTGGACCGCACGAATGTCGGTCTTGGCCATCTCATTGAGCATCTTGATGTCTGGCAGGGCCGACATCGCTGGCGAACGGCCATAGACCTCGTCAGGTGCAGTCACATAACGACTGATGGAGTAGGGGAAGCTCGTGTAACCACCCTCTGGGGCCACCAACACGCGGTCTTGGACCGAGATGTAGTAGGACGCATAGGGCTTACCGCGTGCGTCTGCACGGGTAGGGTCAAAATCTTCGCGCGGCGCAACCACATGAACGAACGTGAAGGTCTGGGTTTGACTCTTCGGGTCCTCTAGCGCTTTCATGATGCGCTCGGGCAGGTTCTTCTCACCCCATTGCTGTGCAGCTTGGCGTGCAGTGAACTTGAACTCACGGTAAACCGTGTCGATCATGCCCTGATGGTTTTCAAGGAAGTAGGTGTCGCGCAAATTGACGCAGCGATAGCGCAGACCCACACCCGGTTGAAAATCGATGAACAACGAGCCAGTGCCAAAAGCACCCACGGAGGTCCAGCGCTCACTGTTTTGACCAGCAAAGTTGGCCTTGGGTGAGTAGCGGCTCGAGTACAGAATGTTGTTGACCTTGTAGAACCAATCTTGCACTTCAAAATTGCTGTTCAACTTCTCGTCAGTCGTGCGCAGGTTGTGCCACTTCTGCTGACGTGGGGTCAACATGGAGTCCATCACCGCAGCAAAGCGCTCAAGCGCAATCATCGGCTTGGAGTCAAATACTTTTTGGGTCTTCTTCTCACCGTCAGTGCGTGCGCCCAAGAAGCCCATTTGACGCGGCAGCACACGCTCCGCGATCTCTTCCCAATGCGATTCCCAATTAGAGCGACTGCCCTTGATTGATTGGTAAAGCTGCAAAATTTGTTCTACATCAGCCATTATTCGACCCATCCTATGAAGCCAGCCGTGATTGTCGCACCTTTGTCGCAGGTTGCAATGAAGCCAGCAATGTGACCAGCCATTACTGGCAGCGGGACGTTCAGCGACAACGTGCTCGAGTTGTCTTGCAGTGACAAACCAGCCTGTGTGTAGACCAAACCCGTTTCTTGTTGGTTCAGACCATCGATCTGAGTTGAGCAAAACTCAAGGAGGGTAGATGTCGCAGCAGTACCGCTGCTTGAGCCACCATACATCGAGCTTACATAAAGTGTTTTGTTGCGCGGCACGCGGTAGAACGACGAGTGGCTACAGCGTTGACCTGTGCTCATTTGAGCGTAGGTGTTGCCACCATTGGTGACCGTGATGTTGCCAGCGGCCACACCACCGTTGCCTGCTGTGGCCATGTGAACAGCATAGACCCAACGCACATCAGTAGCGATCATGTTGACCGGCGTTGTGCCGTTGAGGATCACAAGCTCGTATGAGTGGTCCAAGTCACCGTTGAGGTACTCGACCACCACGGTGCGAACACCAGACCCACCAGCAATGTCGTTGGCACTGGTACTGACCAACGCCATCTGCACACCCTGCGGAACATGCAGCGTTGTGCCGTCTTGTGTCTGCACCATTGTTCGGGTTATCGCACCAGCAGAGGTCAGCTTACCGTAGACCGACACTGGGTAAGCGCCACGCACGTTGCCACGGGCAATCTCTTGCTCGTAGGTGCCGTACTTGGTGTACTGCTGTTTCCAGTGCGAGTCGGTCATGTTACTGACCTAAGAGCTTGCTCGTGCCGATGTTCGATGAACCACCACTTGACATGCCACCACCGCCACCAGAGAGCATGGTCGCTGCACGGCCAGACGATGTGCGTTCACGGCGGCGTGCTGCTTGGGCAGCTGCCTGCACGTTTGGTGTGGCCACCGAGGGTGTTTCAGCAGGGGTTGGTGGTGTTGGTGCTGCCATCTGAGGCACGTTCGGCTGTTCAACACCGAGCAACTTACCAGCGAGGCCGCTGACAGCACTCGTCACTTTGGATATTGCGTTTCCCATGGAGATTCTCCAGTTAGATTATTGGGCAAATATATCATAGTCCATCGAAGCTGTGCGGCCCATCATGCCTGCCCGCTTACGAAGGATGTGCGAGTCGCTGCGTGCGACAGGCTCTGCGAAGGTCAGTGCGAGTGCGTCACCATCGTCCGGCGAGGCCAGCCCGCGCTTCTTCATGGAGTCCTTGCTCTCGAGCTTGATCTGCCCTTTCAGGTGGACACCATACTCCGGTCCGGTCAAGTCGTCAACCAGACCTTGGTCGTCATCGATGCAGCCGTAGGTCAACCACTCGCGCATCTCGCCCCACATCTCAGCGCGTTTGTTCAGATACTTCTCAGGGTCGTGGGCCTTCTCGCCCGACTGCACCTCGATCACGCGGTAGCCGAGCTGCTTCAATCGGTCGACCACGCCGCCACCGACACCACCACCGTCGACGAACACGGCGTCTGGGTTGTAGCGCTCGATGAGGGTCGCTGCCTCGGTGGCCAGCTCCATGGTGTTCTTGCCACGGTATTTGAATTTAGGCATCGTGCGTGCGTCACGCCCACGGCGCATGCGGATCACGCTCTCGTCGTCACCGAAGCGGGCCACGTCGATGCCCATGAGCAGCGGTGCGCCGTCATCCGGCTGCAGCTCACGGTCCACGGCATCTTGGACTGTCTCGCGGCCGATGAACTGGTTGGAGCCGGTGCGGGGGAACTGCCCCTTCACCTCGACTCGGGTCACGTCACTGTCTTCGCCGTACTTGTCAGCGATGCGCTGGTACACCTGACCGTCCACGCCCTCAACGGTGCGTGAGTCGATGTAGCGGGTCTCCCAGAATGCACGGTCCTTGTGGAAGCACTCAAAGAATCGGCCGGTGTTGCGGCGCGGGTTCGAGATGGCCAGCCAAAGTCGCAGCGGAGCCAAGTCTGTAAAGAAGCCCTCGGTCACCTGCCAGATCGGGTCGGGAATACCGGACGCTTCGTCGAACTGGACCATCATGCCGATCTGGCTGTGGGCACCCGCGAACGCGTCAGGGTTCTCCTCACTCCACGATTGTGCATCGGTGTAGTAATACTGGGTGTCCATCTTCAGCTGGTTCTCGATCAGCGTGGCGAACCACTTCGCTGGTCGCAGGCTCATGGAACTCTTCTCGAACCAGTGGCGGTTGATGGCCATGGTGTGCCACTTGCCCAACTCGGCCATGGTTCTGGAGCGCAGCTGTGTCTCGGTGTTGGCGGTCACGATGGTGGTGGCCCCGATCCAGCAGGACATGACCCACATGTCAAGCATGGCCAGAAACGCAGACTTACCAATCCCGCGACCCGATGAAATCGCCAAATAAATGGGCGAAGGCCCCAGCCCGATGCGCTGGCGCTCAAGGTCGAGCAGCATGTGCTCCCCGATGCGCTCGAACTCCACCTTCTGCCAAGACCTAGGCCCCTTGAGCTTCTCGAGTGGTGTGCCCTTGACGCCCCAAGGGAACGCATAGAGCACAAAGCCCAATGGGTCGTACTTAAACTGGAGCAGGTCTGTGATCAGCGCCTGCTCTTTGTTCGTGGGGCTGTGACTCATCGGACCATCCTTGCTTGTACGTCTACCGTGCGTGCGTTGTCCACGCGCTTTTGGGCGTCAGCCATCGCTGCACCCATGTCAATCGTGACGTTCTGTTCGATCTGCTTCACATCGCCAAAGCGCTTGCGGTTCCAAACGCCCAAGAGCCACTTGCGGGTGTTGATGCGCAGTGTCGATCGCGCCACGTCCTCAAGTGAGTCGCTGGCATCGGCAATCTCAAGCATCTCGCTGGCGACCATCTCCGCACCCATCTCTTGGGCCTCGTAGTAGCGCGATTTACGCCCCTCGTCTTTGTGAATCCAACGAAGGAAGTGCTCATACTCAGGCTGGCGGAAGTCCTCGGCCAAGATTTCCTTGAGCGGGACCCCGCAGGCGATGCGCACCAAAGCCACCTCGAACATATTCTCGAACATGGTCTGGTTAAGCTCGGCGATCACCTGCTTGTTGGAGGCAGGGGCCTGCAGCCAATCAGGGAGCTGGGTGTCTGTGGTCAATGCGAGTTGTGACATTTGCGAAATGTATCACAAATAAATAGGTTGTTGGTGGCTGGTACTGATCTCCAGCCTATTTGGTTGCTCCGAGTAAGCAGGTAGGGTCGCCCGCTTGCTTCCAAAACACCACACGCATCAGTCTGCGCATTCACCAACACGGCTGAGGACTATTGTCTGTATCAAAAGAGAATCTTATTCATTGCCTTCTAGTGTGTCGCAATCCTCATGCGTGTTGGAGCACGGTGTCAGTGTATCACAAATTCAAAAATTTTTATATTTTTCAGAGCACCTCTGTTGCTGTGGGGCCGTAGGGGCCGTGAACCCAATGGGTTTTCATTTGATTTTTTATTCACGGTTGCCGGGTGACCACCCCAGACATTGCTCGCCGCCGAGCTTGGGGTCCCCCCACCCCTTGGCACGGCTCTTGCTTTACCGGCCACCAGAAGGCGCGGCCGCCCAGATAAGGCACGCGCCACGGGAGCCGAGCACCACGGCCACACCGGCTGCAGGCTGCAGGCGCTGCCCCTGAATCACGGCCACCCAGCACCCGCGACCCATTGGGTTAGCATCGACCCAGCGGGTTAGCCGGTGCCCTGTGGCCGGTTAGCATGTTAGCGTTGATTCCTTGCCAACTGTGACACCGACCCAGCGGGTTAACTGCACCACGGACCCAATGGGTTAGCCGTTAGCATGTTAGCGTTGATTCCGTGAGCCGTGGGGTAAATGTTAGCATGTTAGCGTTGATTCCGTGGCAACTGTGACGAATTGACTCCGCGCGGGAGGGGTTGTTTATACGACTTTTTTAACAGCACAAGAAAACCGAGAATCTCAAAACCTTTACCCCCTGCCCCAGTCACATTGTCACACCCTTGCAGGAATTGTGCTAACATGCTAACACCTGAACCAATGGAGCACTGACACAATGAAACCCGCCACAATGACAATCGACCAACTACGCGAGGCCGTGTACAACTTAACCGGCGCTGACTTTGACCTAATCGAAGGCATGACAGAAACCCAGCTGCGCGATATATTGGAGCCGAGCACCACGGCCACACCTGCACCACGGCCACCAAAACCCAGCGCCCAGCGCGTGGCCAAGCCTGCGCCGCCCGTGCTGCTAGAAACCGAGCTGATCGACCACAATGGACACCTGTGCCGCCGCCTGACTTACTCGCACGGCCCCGCGTGCATCGTGCGAACCGGTGAGCGCGTGCAATTCGAAGGCCGCACCGTATCGGCCGCACTGGTCCTGCACTACCTGCGAACCGGTGAACGCGTGGCCCGCCTGCCCCGCGTGGCCAAAACCCATCAAGCCGCCATCCGACACAATGGCCGCGTGCTGCACCTAGGCCGATTCGCATCAAAGGCCGAAGCCGTGGCCGCGCGTGACGCTGCACGCCTGCGGGTATCGCTGGGACTTAACCCAATGGGTTAGGGTAAGCACCTACAAAATAAATGCTTGACAAGTCAACCCAATGGGTTTGTTTTGCGTTATACTGTAGGCACACCGGCAAACCGGTGCCCCTGTAACCCGTAACTGTAAGAGGCCACACCATGAACAAATCAGAGAAGCGCGAAGCCCAGAAGATTCGCACAATGCATCAACTCGGCATGATCGACACCGCCGCGCGTAGCCTAAGCGCCCTGCACCGTGCATCCATGCGCCTGCAGGCAAAATTCGAGATGATGCAGCTGGCCATCGAACTCGACTTATTGACACACCGCGAATTCATTATTTAAACCACTGGGGCCGGTGCGAGCTGGCCCCGTTTAACCTGAGGCCCACACCATGCACGACAACAACCCACACCGCGAAAACTACACCCCCGAGCCACTGCCGTTCAAAACCGGATGGTACGAATACGCCGCCGGCGCGATACTCGGGGCCATTCTGGCCGTGCTGCTGCTGCATTATTTCGGCGTGCTATTCGTGCCCGCCTGACCTGATCCCCTGACCCTGTAACCGTAACCGTAAAAGAGGAATTGACCCAATGAAAAACGAATTCACACCCGCCCAGATCGTCGACCGACTTGGCCACCTGAAAGCCGAGCTGGCCGAACTCGAGAACCTAGAAAAAAGCCTGAAGGCCGACCTAATCCTGACCGGTGAGCCTGAGATCAGCGGGGAGCTATTCCGCGCCACTGTGAGCCACTGCGTGGGCCGAGAGCTGATCAACTGGCGCGCGCTGGCCGAGCACTTGGGAGCCAATGAGGCGCTGATTCACGAATTCACCGAGACCGGCATGCCTTATTCAGTGGTGCGCATCGGTGCGCGTAAGGGGGCCAAGTAATGGACGAGATCAATTTTACCGGCCGCCGCCCATCGCTGGCCCAGTGCATCAAGGCCGCAAAACTGAGCGCCACCCGTGGCCATGATTCAATTCGCCTGTGCTGGGGTGAAAACTGGCTAGAGGTTACCCGTCAAAGTAATGGCCGCTGGGTTGGCTATGGCTGGCTGCGCACAATCGACGCCGACAAAATCGCCGCCGCGCTTAATGGCACCGTGGCCGCCGCCATCGTGGCCCGCTCCGGCGTGCCCGCTGATCGTTTAATCGTTTCTCACATTGGAGGCTGACACCATGGACCACGTAAAACAATATCGCGCCAAATCTGGCCACATCCAACTAATGCCGAGTGACGCCCTGCTGACTGAAATTATCGAAGGGGACAACACCGCCGGTTTTTGCCTGAGCTGCGGGGAAACCGTCGACGGGGTAGAACCTGACGCCGAGCGCGACGACTGCCCACACTGTGGCGCTTCTAAAGTATTCGGGGCTGAGAATCTAATGATTCGGGGCCTATATTTCGACGCCGACCGCGCCGAGGATATTTCACGCGGGAGATTCGCATAATGTCACATTACCATTTTGTCAAAGTATCGGCCAACTCGAAAACTGGCCCCATTCCCGTGACTTACTCCGAGCGCGAGACCTGCCCGCCCAGCTGCCCCCATTACCGCGCGGACTGTTACGCCGAGGATTACTACACCCGCCTAACGTGGGACAAAGTAACCCAGCGCGGGGGAGACCTGCAGGCCCTGACCGCCGCCGTGGCCGCCCTGCCTGATGGCCAACTGTGGCGCCACAATGTAGCCGGGGACCTGCCAGGCGAGGGGGAGACCGTCGACGCGGCCGCGCTGGGTGAAATAGTGGCCGCGAATATTGGCCGCCGTGGGTTTACTTACACCCACAAGAAAAGCGCCGAAGCCCTGACGTGGGCCGCCCATGCCACCCGCTGGGGGTTTACTGTGAACCTGAGCGCTGATGATGCAGGCGAGGCCGACACGCTGGCCGAGGCCGATTGTGGACCCGTGGCCGCCATCGTGCCCATGGACACCCCCGAGAAGAGCTACACCCCAGCTGGCCGCACAATCATCGTATGCCCCGCGCAAACCCGTGACGGTGTGACCTGTGCGACCTGTGGACTATGCGCCCGCGCTGACCGTGGCGTAATTATCGGATTCCGTGCCCACGGGAGCCGCGCCCGCGTGACTGACGCCAAAGCCCGCCGAGTAATTCCAATTTTGAAAGCCTAAGCCATGACACATCACACCCAAAAACTGACCGCCTGCGAATCCGAGCGCCTAGCCTATTTCACCGGCGACACCGACCGCGCCGCCCTGATCGCACGCATCGACGCGCTACAGCGTGCCCTAGGCCAAGCCGTGGCCGCGCTAGAGGAAATCAAGGAAATGCCCGACCGAAAACGAACCGGCGCGGCCGCTGAAGCGCTGGCCATCATTGGCCAAGATTTTGACCTATTCGACATCGAAGGGGGCACACTGTGAACCACACCGAGCACGCATATATTGAAGCTGGCCGCCGATATGAGAAGGCCGAGACCGTAGACGCCGCACGCGCCCGCGCCGAGGTCCTGCGGGCCATGCTATCGAGCGAACACCCCCGCGACATTGCGGACGCCCGCGCCCTGATCGAGCGCGGCCGAGCTGAGGCCCGCACGTAATGGCCTATTTTGACGCCCGATTGACTGACGCCGAGCTGATCCGCGCCGCTGACGCCTGCGAAGGCCACCACCTGCGAATTATGGCCGACCGCCTGAGCCTGCGCCGTGACCAACTCGACCGCATAGCCCGCGCCGTGGACCGGCCACCGGACCCAGCGGCCGCCGTGGCCACCGTGCGCGACATCGTGACCGAGTAACCCGCCACCCCTAGGCCCGCGCCTAGGGGCTTTTTTAGACCCCCTGAAAGCCTGACCCAATGACACCCGAAAAAGTAACCCCCGCCCAGCTGGCCGCCATCGCCCAGCGCCTGAACCTGAGCACCCAAGCGCTGGCCGACTACTTAGGCGTGCCCGTTCACACCCTGACCAAGTGGCAAAACGGGACCCGCACACCGCCCGCCGTGGCCGCCCGCCTGCTGGCCGTGCTGGCCATCGTCGAAACCCTAGCGCCTGACCTGCACGCGGCCGCCCTGCTACCGCCGCCACCACTGCCCAAAATCACCCGAGAGGCCGCCCAGCTGATGCAAACCCGCGCCGCGCTGGCCGAGCTGGCCGAGCCTGCACCCGTGGCCGCCAAGCCCGCGCCGCGCCGCCGCCGCGCCGCCGCGCCCGTGGGCGAGGTTCAGGGTTGATCTTCTGGCCGGATTTTCTTGTATAGGTGAAAACCCCTACCCTTAACCAATTTGCCCAGCCAAATGCAAAGTCGAAAAGTTCTGGCTGCTGAAAATTATGGGGGCGGGTCAAGTTGTCCGATCAGATTTCAAAAAGCCATTCGTGAAATCTAAAAATGTAATCAATAATTTCTCTGTACATTTAAAGGAGTACAAAATGAACGCACTAGACCACTACGACCGTCTGTACGGTGACCTCGGACTCAAGCCCACCGATGCGGCCAAGTTCGTGTTTCTGTCTGGCTGGAACAGCGCCATGCAGGAGGCCATGCACCGTGTAAACCAGATGCCCTTCCCTGCCGACACCCGCGCATCGTTCGCCATCTATTTCCAGCAGATGATGCACATGGACCCACACGCAGCACAGGAGAAGATGCAATGAGAGCATTTGTGTTTGCGTTTTGCCTATTCATGTCTGGTTGTATGTCTGCACATCTTTGCTGGACATCCCATGTTTGCGTATTAGAAAGCACAAGAGGTAACCGATGAGCTGGCCCTTTCCCCCATTCCCCAACCCCAAGGACCAAGGCACCCGTGTGCCACGGTTTAACCCTGACAACTTCGAGGAGGCTCCGCTATGACAAAAGAACAATTACTGCAAGACTGGTTACCTCGATTGATGGGTGCTTTGCAAGAGGTGCGCAACAACGAGAACGCAGCAGCACAGGAAACGATTTACGAACTTTATGTTGAAATGAAGCAGCAGACCTTGGCCGAGAAAATCAGCACTTTTAGCGAGATCACACTGGAAGACCAGATGTCTGCGATGGCTATTGAGTTGCTGGCTTCACAAAAGCGTGTGGCAGAGCTTGAGAATAGTATTTGTCAACGCGCATTTGAAGCCAAGCAAGAGCAGGGTGAGCCTGTGTTTTGTGAATGTGCAAACTGTGCAAACGGGATGGGTCTTTGTCATACCGTAGAAGCAATGCAGCAAGAGCAGGGTGAGCCTGTGGCGTGGATGTTCCAGCATGAAGATACAGGTTTAACTGATTGCGTAGACGCGCAACAAGTTGAATGGGGTTTTGAAAAAAACAACCCACGCTGGCAAAAGATTGGCCCTCTCTACACCACACCACAACAACGCAAGCCTCTGACGGATGGGTGCTGCACATGGAAGAACTACGATGATTTCAATATGCCTGACACATGGGAAGCAGATTGCGGGGCAATGTGGACATTCACCGAAGGTGGCCCAAAAGACAACGACATGAAGTTTTGTCCCAACTGTGGCAAACCAATAATCGAAGCCGCCCACGGCATTCAGTCCGGCACGGACGTAAAGGAGTAAGACATATGAACTGTGTAGGAATGGCTTGTTTAAATCAACCAAAGCAAGAGCAGGGTGAGCCTGTGGCGAAATACATCGGCGAATGTCCATCGGGGTCGCTTGTGCAGCTATATGAAGATGTAAAGAAGGGCACAGACTTCTACACCACATCACAACAACGCACATGGGTTGGGCTGACGGATGAGGAGCTGCGTCAAATTTGGTATGACGATGCTCCCGTTGAAGGTGGAACGTATGTTGACAAACTACGCCAAGTCGAAGCCAAACTCAAGGAGAAGAACACATGACCTCACAACTTGACAGCACCGGCGTGGCAGCCGTGGACCACAACTACTTTTGGCAACCCATCGAGACCTGCCCCCGTGGGGCCAAGGTGCAACTGCTCGGCAGGGGTGGTGTGGCCATGTATGGTGAGTACCATGGTAAAGGTGACTTCTACACCCACTGGGCACCACTGCCCAAACTGAAGCGGGAGGCACGTAGCTGATGGACGTGTTCTACATCGCACTGCTCATGCTACTCTTCGACATAGTGTGGCTGGATTAAAAAAGGGACCTTGTGGTCCCTTTTCTCATTCTAGGTCGTCAAGCCCATACACCTTTGGCTTGTCCTTCTTGCTGAGTTTGTAAATCTCATCCATCTGACGCTGCTTGGCCTTGATGACCTCTTCGCGGTGGTCTTTGAATTTGGTGGCCAAGTCTGGGTTGATGGCCCACAGCGCATAGTGCTGGTTTTCTTTTGTGCCATCGTCCAAGCGCATCACCCAGCCCACACCCTCGAGCACCTGCATCGCACCCAGCACCATCTGGTCCTGCTGCCACACGCTCTGGCCGTCCATCTGTCTGCGTGCTGACCGCTTCAGATCAGACAGGGTCACAGTTGGCTTGTCGCAATGGTGGATGATGTGATCGGTGACCCAGACATCAAACGATGACGCGCCCACAACCTCGCCCAAGGCGTAGCGGAACACGGGGATCAGGTAGGTTTTGACCAAGCGAATGACGCGCTTCACAACGTCCACAGACACATGGGTTTCGTAGGGCGATTCGATCATGTGGAACATGAGGATCAATCGGCCGGCGGTGCCTTCGAGCTTGCCGAATGCGGTCATGAACACATCGGACGATTGCAGCAGCCGCTCATCCTGCTTGGCTGACTCATACCACCCTTGGAACGCGCGGTACTCGGCATATGCCTCTGGGCTGAGTTTGTAGGTCAGTGCAGGCAACGAATAAATCATGCGCAGCGTCTGGTCCCACTGGGCACGGCTGGTCATGAAATCGGGGATGGGGTTGCCTAGCTTGGTCTTGTTGCCACGCAGCACTGCGGGAATGAAACGCTGCAACAGACCATCACTGGCCAACGATGCGAGGTTCTGACGGAACACTGTAGGTTGGATGTTGCCGTAGATGCTGACGGCCAAGTTGTCGCAGTGAATCGAGCCTGCACCAACGCGATCCATCTCATACGACTCTGACTCATAGCTGACGACCCACGTTGAGCGGTCTTCACCACTGGTTTTGTCGGTCAGCTTCCTGATCCACGAGTTCATCTCGTCCAGATAGCATAGCAGACCCCGTGGTCGTTCAGCAGCATGGCGCACAAGTTTTTGTGACGTGATGTCTGAGACCGTGATCTTGAGGGGCACTGGCTGCGGTGGCATCTCTGGGACCGTGGGCATGGCCGCGTTGGTCATCATGGCCTCTGGTGATGCAGCGAAGTCGAGGAACGCCTTCTTGGCCCCCGCGTAGGCGGCCTCCTTGCCCTCCCAATCGAGCAACTCTTTTTGGTAGCGTGGGCGGTCCTCTGCTTCGATCTCCCTGAGCGCTGACAGCATGGGGCGTGAGCCGGGTGACTTCTTGTCAGCTGGATCGCCCAATGTCATGAGCCAAAGGATCGGTGGGACCTTGAAGCCCTCCATCAACTCGAGTCGGATGCGTGCATCGGCAACACCACAGACAGCAGACATGCCAGCGAACAGGGGCACAAGTGGATCGCAGCCCACGGCATCGCTGACCTCTTGCGCACGCTTGGCCAAGATCGATGGCCACAGGCTCAGATCGATGTCAGGTGGTGGTGGGCGCAGCCCTTGATGCACATCAACAGGCTTCATGGGTGGCGTGTCCACGGCTGCAAAGAGCGCGGTCACATCGGGTTCGGGGCGTGTCCATCCATGGCGGTGTGCGATGTGGAACAGCGTGCCCAGTTTGACAGCGGTGGCCTTGTCGGTCTTGAAGCTGACCCACTGCGTGATGATCTCGCGCTCACCGGGGTACTTGGTTTGTGACTGTGCTGACCACTCGTTCCACAGGCTCATGGCTGCATCGAGCTGATTGGTCTGTGTGCCCGCCCAGTGCAGGGCCATGCCGATGTTGACCCACTCGTCGCGGGAGACATCGGGGCTGACGTGCTCGAGGGCTAGGCGAATCTCTTCCCATGATGCGTCAACTGCATCGCCGGTGGCGACCACGCGCTGCTTGTCTTGTTCGAGCATGCCCTGCCACAGATCAAGCAAAGCCTGTGGTGCTGTGGGCAAGCGCATCCAGTGACCCTTACCTGCCCAGCGATAGGGTTGCAGTGTCTCTGGGTGAATGGATGGGGGCAGGACATCTTGCACGGTGAGACCGTTGGCCGTGGCGCAGCGCAGCTCATAGACAGTGACCTTGCCTTGCAGAATCTTCTTCGATGGCAGGGCCAAACCGAAGGGCATTTGGTACAGCAGTTTGCCGTGGCCTTGTTTGCCTGAGTCGACCACCACTGCATCGGGTGCGTTGTAAAGCTCTTCGAGATTGATGCCCGCAGCGTGCAGCATGGTGGTGGCCAAGGGCCAGCTGTCAATGTCGAGTGCCATCGTGCCGCTGTATGCGTGTGCCAAACCGATACCGTAGCCGGGTGGCAGGTCTGTCTGTGAGCGCAGTGCGTTTTCGCGGATGTTCCAGCCGGGTGTGCGTGGACCCTTAGTACCCATGGGGATGGGCACAAGAGACCAACCATGACGGATGTAGGCGTCCACTGATGCTGGGTGTTGTTGCACTTGATTTGGTAGTGTCATATAATTCTTCCGACAGCCGCAGTTGTCAACTTGTTCATGAGTTCTCCTTTAAAGCCCTGCCTCACAAGGTCAGGGCTTTTTCTTTTCCAAAAATAAATTTTTAAATTTGTTGACGCAAGTGTATCAGATGATGTTATACTTTGTTCAACGAATCAGGAATTTATTTTATGAAGCCTACAAAAATCAAATCATCGTTTCTTGTTGTCCGAGTGACAGACAAGACGCGCACCAAATTTCACATCAAAGCACAGAAGTTCGGCACACCGTCAAACGTGCTTCGTGAAATCGTCGAGGCGTTCAATGAAGACCGCCTTGTAATTCAACCTCCCGTAAACAGTAAAGAAAGTCTCTACCATGTCTCTTGAACTCGAAATCAAAAATCTCGCTGCCGCTGTCATCGCATTGACTGCAAAAATTGAAGGCATCAATGTAGCACCTGCTGCCCCTGTTGTGCAAGCTCCTACACCTGTGATGCACGTTGTTATCCCTACAACTGATGTACCAGCACCCGTGACTGTCACAGCTCCCGTGATGCCTGCGATGCCCACATTCGCTGCACCAGTGGCCGCACCTGTTGCTGCTGCACCCGTTGCCGGTGGCGCACCGTTCACTGATGGCGCTGGCTTGATCCAGTACGTCATGGGTGTCTACAAAGAGATCGGCGCAACCAAGGGTGCAATGATCCAAGGCGTGTTGGGCAACCTCGGCTACCAGAACATCAACGATGTGAAGCCTGAGCACTATGCTGCATTGTTCGCTGGTGTGGAAGCTCTGAAAGGTTAATCATGGAAATCAAAGAATTGACATTTGGTGAAAAGGCCTGTGGTGTTTCATTTAACCCTGACGGCAATGCCGATGTGGACAAGATCAAGCGCGACTTTGCCGCAATCATTGATGACTTGCATCAGCGCCGACTGGCGTATGGTCATGTGAATGAGCAGGGTCGAATGCTGTCCATCGCAATCACTGAGCTTCAGACGGCGCAGATGTGGGCAGTCAAAGCAATTACTTGGAAATTCTAAGCATGAGCGATCACGCACAACTGTCACCCTCAAAGCGTAGCCGCTGGGCTTTGTGCCCCGGCTCGATCCGAGAGGAAGCCAAGTACCCCGAGCAAGGTGGTGGCCCTGCCGCCATTGACGGGACTCACAGTCACACACTACTCGAGCAATGTTTCAAGGGTGAGCCAGTTGAACCAGCAGCATTCATTGGCCTGACTTTGATAGATCACGAGGGTGAGTTCACTATCGATGCGAGTCGAGCTGAACGTGTGAAGGTGGCCTACGACTACATCATGGAGCGATCCATGGGTGGTATGTTCAAGGTCATCAGTGAGACCCGTGTCGACCCTGCGTTCCTATTGGGCCGTGATGACTTGTCAGGCACAGTCGACATTCAAATCATCGCAGGCGACACGCTTGAGTTGATCGACTACAAAGATGGTATGGGCATCGTTAGCGCAGAAGGCAACATGCAGCTTGAGCAGTACGCTTACGGTGTGCTGGCAGGCTACAAGCTGCCCGTTAACGGTGCTTATCCATTCGAGTTTGTTCGCATGACGATCATCCAACCCAAGTTGGCGTTGAAGGGTATGAAGCCCATCACATCGCACACGGTTACCGTAAGGTCGCTGTTAGGCAACATGGGTACGATCATCCTTCAAGCTGCTGCAACTGACAAACCAGATGCACCACTTGTACCGGGTGAAAGTCAATGTAAATTCTGCCGCGCTAAGGGTTCATGCTCTGCGTTGGCAAGTAACGTAATGGAAGGTGTAGGTGTGATGTTCCAACCAGTTCAGACACAGAACACAGAGATCGCGCAGCAAGCTGCCGACAAAGACCCCGCCAAGATGGACGACCAGCAACTTCGTCAGATCATGGAGGGTGCTCCCCTGATGCGTCAATTCCTCGAGGCTGTCGAAGCTGAGACACTGCGCCGCTTAAATGGTGGTGTGACTATTCCGGGTCTCAAGCTCGTCAATGGTCGTGGCTCACGCGCATGGTCATTGCCAGAGGATCAGATCGCTGAGAAGCTCATTAAAATGGGTGTGCCCAAAGGTGCAGTCTACGAGACCAAACTGGTGTCACCAGCCAAGGCTGAGAAGCTCACATGGGAAGCCACCAAAGCAGGTGAGAAGATCAAGAAACAACTCTCGGACCGCCAGTTGAAAACACTGGATCAAGAGTACGTTGTGAAGATGGCAGGCAAGTTGACTGTCGTCCCCGAGTCTGATAGCCGCCCTGCGGTTGTCATGAACGCTGCACCGATGTTCAGTGCAGTTGAAGCGCCAGCAGCCGAAACGCTGCCAGCATGGTTATCGTAAATTGGAGTAATTAAAAATGTCAGATGTAATTTTTCTCTCGAACGTCCGTTTGTCTTTCCCTCACATCACTGAGCCACAGCGAAAGATCAACGAACAAACCGGCAAAGAGCGTATCAGCTTCAACGCCGAGTTCATCATGCCAAAGGATCATGCTGGCCTGTCCCAGTTCATGCAACGATACAGCGCGATGGCCTTGGAGAAGTGGAAAGAGCACGCACAGACTGTGATGGGCATGATCCAGCAAGACCGCAAGTCACGCTGCTTCGGCATGGGTGAAGAGAAGATCAATAAAAAGACCTTCTTGCCATACGATGGCTATCCCAATATGTTCTTCATCAGTGCCGGTCGTGACACACCGCCTCAGATCATTCAAGCTGACGGCACACCCGTGGACCCAGCCAACACAATGGCATACCAGCAACTGACTCGCAAGATGTACGGTGGCTGTCGTGTCAATGCTGCTGTCAAGCCATGGCTGCAAGAGAACACTCATGGTCGTGGCATCCGCTGCGACTTGATTGCCTTGCAGTTTGCCGGTGATGACACAGCGTTTGGTGAAGGCAACATTGACGCATCAAACTTGTTTGGTGCTGTTGCTGGTGCGCCTGCTGGCTTCGGTGCAGCTCCTGCTGCTGCCGCTCCAGCAATGCCCGGCCTGCCATCATTCTTGGGTCAGTAATGTAATCGGGGGTCGCGCGAATCCATTTTTAACTATGGAGCTACAGCCTCGCGTGATCCCCACCTAACCGGTAACAGTAATGAGTAATGACTTCATCTTCGACATTGAGACATACCCCAACGTCTTCACGCTGGCCGTGGAGCACGCTGACGCACCGCTGCAATGGATGTTCGAGATCAGCGATCATCGCAACGACAGCAAACAAATCATCGAGTTCTTGACCTACCTCAAGAACACCAACGCCCGCATGATCGGGTTCAACTCTCTAGGCTTTGACTACCCCGTGATCCACACGCTCATTCGCATGGGCTTCAGTGATGCACGCACCCTGTACGACAAAGCCATGGCCATCATCAATGGTCAAGATGGTGATGCGAAGTGGATGCACAACGTCAAACCTGCTGACCGCTTTGTGGAGCAGATTGATCTGTACAAGATTCACCACTTCGACAACAAAGCACGCGCCACCGGCCTCAAGGTTCTTGAGTTCAACATGCGCAGCGACAACATTGAAGACCTGCCGTTCAAGGTAGGCACAGACCTCACGCCTGAGCAGATTCCCGTGCTCAAGAAATACAACAAGCATGACGTGCATGAGACCAAGGCGTTCTACTTTCACACGCTGGACATGATCAAGTTCCGTGAAGAGCTGACGCACAAGTATCAGCGCGACTTCATGAACCACAACGACACGAAGATCGGCAAGGACTACTTCGCAATGAAGCTCGAAGAGGCTGGTGTTGCTCTGTACGACTTCGGCCCGCATGGTCGCACACCACGCCAGACCAGACGCGCATCAATCGCGCTCAACGATGCCATCCTGCCATGGATCGAGTTCACACAACCTGAGTTCACCCGTGTACTCAACTGGCTCAAGAGTCAGGTCATCACTGAAACAAAGGGAGTCTTTGAAGATGTCACAGCCCGTGTTAATGGTTTCGAGTTTGTGTTTGGTCTTGGTGGCATCCACGGTTCTATTGAATCGGAAATTGTTGAATCGGACGCCGACTTCGTCGTTGTTGATTTGGATGTCAGTAGCTATTATCCAAACCTCGCTATTACTAATCGCTTTTTTCCACATCATCTAGGCGAGTCATTCTGCGACATCTACAAACACCTGTACGAACAACGCAAGACATACCCCAAGGGCAGCGCAGAGAACGCCATGCTCAAGCTGGCATTGAACGGTGTGTACGGTGACAGCAACAACCAGTTTAGCGTGTTCTATGACCCGCTGTTCACCATGAGCATCACGCTCAACGGTCAGCTGCTGCTGTGCAAACTCGCAGAGCACTTGATGCAGGTCGATGGCTTGCAATTGATTCAGGTGAACACTGACGGTCTGACCGTGCGCACCCACCGTGACAACAAACACAAGATCGATCTTGTTCGTGAGGCGTGGGAGAAGATGACTGGTCTGGAGCTTGAGGAGGCGATCTACAAGTCCATGATGATCCGTGACGTGAACAACTACATCGCGGTCTATGAGAACAACAAGGTCAAGCGCAAGGGTGCTTACGAATACGACATGGAGTGGCATCAAAACCATGGCGCGTTGGTAGTGGCCAAGGTTGCTGAGAAGGTCTTGGTTGACGGCGCACCGATTCGTGAGACCGTGGAGCAGTGGCCTGAGATCATGGACTTCATGCTGCGCACCAAAGTGCCACGCAGCAGCTACCTGTCAATTGAGTACGAGGGTCAACAGCCCCAGCAGTTGCAGAACATCACGCGCTACTACATCGCGCAAGGTGGTGGCCGACTGTTCAAGTACATGCCACCGCTCAAGGGCAAGCACGAGTGGCGCAAGATGGGTATTGAGTCTGGTTGGGGTGTGCAACCCTGCAACAACATTCAGGATGCTGGCAAGCTGCCAGTGGACTTTGACTATTACGTTCGAGAAGTGGAGAAACTATGTTTGGGTCTGTCGTAAGCACTGATGATATTGAGTACAAGGTTGCCGCTGACATCTTTGAGAGGCAGCGCATCGGTTTGAAAAAGTATGGTGTGTCGGTCAAAGACAACCCACTGTCATTGAGAGAGTGGTTGCAGCACGCATACGAAGAATCACTGGATCATGCGATCTACCTGCGCAGAGCAATGCAAGAACTTGATAAGGAAAAAACCAAATGAAACCGCAATATGTAACTGAACTACCTTTTGGATATGACGAGCAAACCAAAATGACACTTGGTCCCAACAATGAAATCATCATTGCTCACCCAGTAATGCCACCAATGATCTATGACCAGAGCGTAATGCGGTGGGTGCCAATTGTGCCGGAGGCGGTCAATGCTTGAAAAACAAATCGAAGCAAAGGTCTGCGACTATGCAAAATCAAAGGGTGTGCTTGCTTACAAGTTCACCAGCCCCGCACGGGCTGCTGTGCCAGATCGTTTGTTCATCGCGCCTGATGGCCGCGTGTGGTTCTGTGAATTTAAGCGTGCGGGTGCTAAACCAACTGGTGCGCAAGAACGAGAGCACCACATACTCCGCGAACACAAAGTAAGTGTTTTTGTGATTGACAACGTCGATGAAGGCAAGGTCATGGTTGACCTGATGCTGGTTGAGTGGATGCGAACATGCTGACCCCAAACCTGCTGCACGACTACCAGAAGAAGGCGGTCCATTTCCAGTGCTCACACCCCAACTCGATGTTGTGGTTGGACATGGGTCTGGGTAAGACCGTCATTACATTGACCACGCTGTCACATCTGATTAGCACCGGCTTCCTGCGCGGCGTGATCATCGTGGCCCCGATCCGAGTCATCCGACTTGTGTGGCGTCAAGAGGCTGCGAAGTGGGAGCACACCAAGCACCTGCGATTCAGCATGGTCACAGGCACACGGGATCAGCGCACACGTGCCCTGCTTCGTGATGCTGACATCTACATGATCAACTACGAAAACCTACAGTGGATGGCTGAGACCTTGCAAACCTACTTTGTCAAGAAGGACAAGCCGCTGCCGTTCAATGGCATCGTGTGGGACGAGATCAGCAAAATGAAAAACAGCACGACCAACCGTGTCAAGGCTACCCGCAAGATACTGGACCACTTCACATGGACCACGGGTCTCACTGGCACACCTGCGTCAAACGGCTACAAGGACCTGCACGGCCAGTTTCTCGTGGTGGACAAGGGTCAGCGCCTTGGCACGTCGAAGACAGCCTTCCGCACCCGGTTTTACCGCAAGGCAGGCCCCTACAAAGAAGTGCCCTATGACGACACCGAGAGCACGATCAAACACCTGATCGGTGACATCACACTCGAGATGAGCGCGGAGGACTACAACCCACTGCCAGACCTGATGGTCAACAACATCGAGATCGAGATGCCTGAAGAGCTGCGTGCCAAGTATGAGCGCATGGAGAAGGAGTTCTTCTTGACCTTGGACAGCGGCAGCACGGTCGAGGTGTTTAACCAAGCCTCGCTCACCGGCAAGTGTTTGCAGTTCAGCAATGGGGCCATGTACCCCGTGGCCGGGATGCCCCTGTGGGAGCCGGTGCATGACTTGAAGCTCGATGCCCTCGAGGAGATACTGGACGAGGCTCAGGGTTCGCCGGTGCTGTGCTCCTACGCCTACCGATCTGACGCTGAACGCATCATGACCAAGTTCAAGGACCTGCGCCCGATCAACCTGACCGAGTGCAAGACCGAGGCATCTTTGATGAACGCCATGCATCGCTGGGCCATTGGTGACTGTGCCTTGATGATTGGCCACCCAGCATCGATGGGTCACGGTATCGACGGCCTGCAAAAGAACGGCCACATCTTGGTGTGGTATGGCCTCAACTGGTCACTGGACCTGTACGAGCAGTTCAACGCCCGCGTGCGCCGCCAAGGTCAAGGTGTGCCTGTGATCTGTCACCGCATCTTGATGCGCGACACACTGGATCAAGCGCAGGCTCTGGCCCTCGATGAGAAGGCCACCACGCAGAATGGACTGCGCAACGCGGTCAAACAATATCGTCAACAGAAGGGAGTGTGAGATGACAAAGCCAATTGGGGAGCTGATGCGTGAAGTCTTGCTGGCCAACCCACAGGGCCTCACAGTGCGTGAAATATCCAAGCTGCTGGGTTCGCCCATGGACTTGGTGATCGCGTGCCTACGGCGCACGTATGGCTGCTACATCGCTGACTTTAAACCTGTACCGAGTGGTGCTCGTAATTTCAACGCGATCTGGTGCTGTGTGGCTGTGCCCGCAAATGCCAAGAAACCGCTGATCTTTGATGGGGTATTCAAGGTGGTGGACGACAAACAGGCAGAGCAAGAGAAACGCGATATTGCTAGACGCGCGGCAGCTAAGAAGCAACGTGCCAGGCAAGCACTAGCCAACAAAAAGATTCGTGAAGCGGCCAAAGAAAAACCCACGCCGCCTGAGTACAAGCCTCAGAAAACAGCGTGGGTCAGTGTGCCGTCTTGGTCAAGCGTAGGCGCGGGTGCCTGACTTGTCGATGATCAGCTTGGACTTCTTGGGGATGTCACTGTCGTTGGTAGTGATGGCCACATGGGTCCAGCGGTCAAACTCACGAATGACTTGCTGGTAAGGCAGATCACTGGCGATGATTGCACGGGTCACTTCGTCAGGGGTCATGCCGGGCACACGAATGTCAGCGGCGCAACCACGGCGGTGATCGCTGGTGTTCTTTGAGCCGACAGCAGTGTTCACGGACTCAGAGCGAAACGCGCTGTTGACCATGATTGGCTTGCCACCCAAGATGACTTTGAGTTGCTCGAGGAAGTTGGCCAAGCGTGGCAGATTCTCGTAGGCATTGACCATGACTTCTTTGCCGTCAATGATGCACTTCTCAGCGGTTGTTGGTGTGTTGTCCAACTCGCGGTGATCGGTGTGGGTCAATTCTTCAAGGGTGAAGTTTGGGGTTAAGTTTGTCATTTGCGACTCTCCATTACTTTCTCAACAGTGCGACCACCGAAGTAGGCAGTCATTACGATCATCCCCCACTGACCTAACAGGTTCACATACGCCTCGGCAATACGGAACCCGAAACCATCTGCAACCGCCATGCCTAGATAGGCCGACAGAATGTAGATCAGCGTCATTGGACGGATGTTTTTTGATAGCCATGAGTCACTGGCCATGTCAGCCTGCCAGCGTTCGCTGACGGCCTTTGTTTCAGCTTCAAACGCACGAGTGTCAATCTCTTTGAGTTTGAGCGCCAGCTCTGGATTTGACTCCAGAGCCTTGGTCACCTCACCGATTGACGCAGGCACGCCGAGCTTGTCAGCAATGGCCTTGACGGCCATGCCACCCATGGGGCCAGCCACCGCAGTGGCCAGCGCCGGGGCTGCGCTCTTCAACAGATTAAGAAGGCTGTCCATCGTCAGGCTTTCCAGCAATCGCTTGTGCAATGGCTGCTGTGGCTTTGCGACCAGAGATACCACCCAATGTGCCCACACCCATGAAGGCGATGGCCTTGAGAATCTCGAGGAATACACTGTCAATTGGCGCAAGCACTTCGTCCTGCTTCTCAAAGCCGATCAGCCAGAGCACACCAAATGCGATGACCATCACCATGATTGTGATAGAGCGAACCACAAAGGCCCACACCTGCACCTCAATCTCTTCGACTGTTGGTTTTTCTTTTGGCTTCATCAGCCACATCTTGAAAAGCTCAATCATTTTCTTTCTCCTTTAGTTGCTTCAAAATACGTTCCAGTTTTTCTCTACTCTCGCGCAAAGCGAGTGCAGACCTATCGTTCTCACGAGTGCTGTGATTCAGCTGACCCTTCATCTTCTTACCCTCAAGCAAAAAGAAAAACATCAGCACCAAAAGCACCCCGACAACTATACACAGCAGGAAAATTATTGCGTTTGATTCGCGCTTATCCATACTGTTCCCATCAACGTCCAGAAGTAAAAGACCAACATCAGCGCCCAGAACCAAGTCATGTTTCGATCGATGTCATCACTGCGCTTCTGTGCAGCTCTGGCATCTCGCATGGCCTTCTCGCGCTTTTGCTTCATCTGACGAGCGGCTTGACCAACCTTGACCTTGTCCTGCATCTCTTTGAACTGAGTCCATATCGGACCAAGCTGCCAAGGCGCGTTGGTGGTCATCAAGCTCATGAGTGCTGGGTAGGCTGAATCGATTTCAACCTGCAACTGCGTCAGCTCTAGAACTTCTTTCTGGTCGATTTCGTCCTTTCCAAAAACCTCTGCGTACCTCTTCTCGGTGTACGTCTTCAGTGTGTGGTAGTTGTCAAACCATTCACCGACGTGGCCAATGAACTGCTGAATGATTTCGTCTTGGGTTGGGATGTGGTCGACGTAGCCATCATCTTTATTTTTCGGCTTCTTATCGACACGTTTCTTTGATGTGTCGATGTCGTCGACATGTTTGGGGCTATGGCTTGCAACAGGTTTTGCAGGCGCACCCAGTAAAGACTTGAGCCAGCCCCAAATACCCGTAACCTCTGCGTAAATTTTCTTAGCGTCAGTGACACCGCCCTCGACGGTTTTCTTGACGCGCTGGATTTCAACAGAGCCTTCGCGCAAGCAGTCACAGCAGAACTGAATGCCAGCCCACGCGCCACGCATAGCTTGAAGGGCAATGACAATCTCTGGCCCCACATCAGATGCCGATCAGCCTCTTAAAGAATTCAGCAGCAGCGCCAGGGCCGAGCAACACAGCAGCCAACACTGCATAGATCAGATACTGCATCTTGTCCATGCGCTCAGCGCCCTTGTCAAGACGGTCGCTGATGGTTTCATAGCGTTGCGCACAAACAGCCTCGTGAGTATCTAGGCGGGCTGCTGTTACTGAAATCGTGTCGGTCATCGGTTACTCCGCTGTTGGTTCATCTGCTGGCTCAGGCGTGTTGCCCTCATCCAGCCATTTCAAATAGGCTTGGTAGTCTGTGTTGGCAGGGTCGAAGGGGATGCAAGCGCCATCAGATGTGCGGATGATGCTAGTGCTTTCCGACTGTCCAAACATTGGGTTTGTTGCTTTATACATTTACAGCTCCGCAGATAAATCAAGATAGCCGCCAGCAGCACCAGAATTAAGTGTCCCAGCTCGCAAAGCAGTCATAACAGCGTTTGTTGTTACAAACAGCCTTCCACCATCAACACCAGCATCAAACGTACTTAGTGCTGAGACGTTTCCTGTGTAATTCACGTTATCGGTAAAACCAAGCGATGCAAATCCAGCAGTTGGCGCTGACCTCATTGGGACAATGAAACGAACACACGCTAACCCCTGACTGCTCGATGTTGCCAAACCAGAAGCAATGGCCGCATTTAATGCAAGGCCAAGTTTTTGATAGTAACGCTGACACAAAGCCAACTCAGTACCATACGGACGGTAGTCAAACGATGTGGCTGTGCTGCCTTTTTCTAGTTGAACGCCTGTGATGT